ACCACTGCACCTGTGGCTGGTGCAAATTTCGGTGACATATTTGCCATAGCAAATGTCAAAGGCAGTGTGTTCACAGGCACTTCTCCATCACCTGGTGAATGGACTATAACTTTTAAGCCTGTCAGCGCATACATTGCTAGTGCTGCTACAGTCTATGTGGAAAATGCTGATGGTTCAATTTCACAGGATGCAAAGGGTTCTGTTTCTACCACAGCAGATTGGACATATACCACCACATATGACACCTTCCCTGCTGATGTTTACATCTATATAAAGTTTAACGGCATCAAGGGCACAATCCCCATCAATTATCCTTAATCCTATGCCTTCCAATCCTATCATCCCTGGCAGTGACGGCCAGCCCTACAATGTTACGGCCAGCCAGGGGCAGACCATCCTGCTTCACAATGGCAGCAAGATTATCCTGAAGGCAACGGCCACCAAGCCTGTGCGCTACTTCACTGCATACCTTTCCTATGTGGGCACTCTTGCCCAGGTAGATGCAAAGATTGCCCAGCTTAAATTAAAATAATCTCTATGATCCTGCTCATCACATCTGTCACCTGTTACCTCTTAGGCGCGGCCACAGGCATCCTGGTCTATCGAAACAATATTACCAAGCTAAAGGCTGCTGAAGAAAAGGCCAAGGCTGTGCTGGCTGCTGCTAAGAAGTAAGCCAATGCGCCTGGCACTGATTGGCCTGCTGGCTTTGTTCCAATCCTGCCAGCCCAAGGAAGATCTGCCAACACCCCAGGCTGAACCAGGTGAGCAGACCACCCAGGTCTTTGGTGACAAGCTAGACAAAGCTGATCACAGGGTGGCTGCTTCTGTCCAGGTAGCCAGGGAAGCCAATAAGGAAGGCCAGCCTGCCAAGGTGGAAGCTGAGCTGTCTATTGCTGCAGCCTATTTGCCCAATGCCCCAGAAGGTGATGTGGCATTTGCCAGGCAGCGCGCGCAGGCTGCTGATCCCAAAGCCATAGCTGAGGCAGTGGCCTATGGGCAGAAGCTCAAGGGTGAGCTTGATGGCCTTTGGACAAAGATGGAAGCCCAGCAGAAGCAGGCACAGCTGGAAATCTCAGCCTTGAAGCAGCACTGTGATGATAAGCAGCTTGAGCTGGATGCTGCTGCCAAAGAGAAAAGGGTGCTGATCCTGGCTGGCCTGGGTGCTGGTATGCTTGCCCTGGGTGTTGGCCTGTTGGCCTTTGGCCACTTCATTGGGGTGTCTAAGTGGTCTGCTGCCCTGGTGATCCTGGGTGGCGCTCTTACATCTGCCCTGCCCTGGGTAATTGAAAGCACTTATTTCCCCTGGGTGATTGGTGTCACCCTGGGGCTGGCCAGCTTGCAGGCACTCCTGGTGCTGGGGGTAAAGACCTGGGTGATGGTCAAAGCCCTACTGACTCCAGGTGCAAAGGTAGAGACAATCACCACCCAGCCCACTGAGCCACCTACCCCCACTGAACAATGAGCGCAGCACCATCAGCAGGCTTTGAAAGTATCACAGGGGATGAGGCACTAAAGCAGGGGGTGATCAGTGCAATGCTTGGGGGTGCAGCTATGATCGCGCGCCAGCTGCTCAGCACAGATCGGCCATCCTGGGGATATATGCTGCGATCAGGTGCAGCTGCTATGGTCACTGCCTATTTCGTTAACTTTGCTGCCAGGGATTATGTGCAGAGTGAAAACCTTAGGGTGTGCATCTGTGGCATAGCAGGCTTTGCCAGCCCTGAAATCCTAAACTATACCCTGCAATTTCTGGAAGCTAAGATGAAGGGCAAAGTGAATGAAGCCAAAGCAGGCTTGAAGAAGGCCACCAAGAAAGCTAAGACAAAACGCAATGGCAGGAAGTGAAACACAGCCCAGGATCTGGGGGATGCACCCTGCCAATCTCTTGATTGCTGTGGTGGGTAGCATCATCATATCTGGGTGCTGCGCTGCCACTGTTTACTTCACAGCCCAATTTATTTTAGACAGCCTGCAAGATAGCAATGTGATGGCACTCCTGATCACTGATCAGCCAGGGCAGACCTTTGTGGCTGATGATAAGAACCTAGAAAGAAATCTGAACAGTGCCAAGCAAGCCCTGGTGAATTGCAGGGATTTCAGCCTGGGCTTATTTGTGAGCTGTATCCTGATTGGGGGCGCGCTGGCCTGGAAGGGGCTGGGCTTTGGGGATAGGGGGCAGAAGTGAAGGCTTGCACCCCACCCAGCTGGCTGGCCTTCTAAGCCCCCTATGCACCCCAGCCCTAGGCCAAGCCTGCCTGACCTAGCCAAATGGCTTAGGAAGGCCACCAAAGCAGGGGAAACGGCCAAGGCTGGTAGGCTGGCCAAGGTGATCTGGCTGCGGAAAAGGCAGGCCACCAGGCATAAGGCCAGGGATACCTTAAAATGATTTGCTTTTAGGGCTGGACAGGTGGCACATCATTTGCCTAAGGTGTGGGGGTCACACCAAATACCACCTATGAAAAACGAAATCACCATTGCTGAACAGATCAAAGCCCTTGATGAAAAATATATCTTCATCTGGGCAAAAATGCAGGATTATGCCAAAGGCAGTAAGAAGCATAAGGAGCTGCAAAAGCAATTTCTTCAGATTTCTGCTGAGCTTGTTAAGCTTAAAAATGCCTGATCATTCCCATCACTCTCACCCACATATCATCACACCTATGACAAACCAAATGCCCCAGCCCCACGCCCCTGCCAATCGTGCTGATCTCAAGACCTGGACAATGCAGCAGCTGGAATATGCAGCCCCCTTCTGGGTGGCAAAGCTGGAGATGGCCAAGGTATCTGACCTGGCTTTGATAGCTTATTGCCCCCCCTATACCCAGATGTGGCTTGATGCCCTGGATATCCAGAAGAAGCACCTTGAGCAGCTAAGGTATTGGAAGCTGATCCAGGGTGGCCATAAGTGCTACAGGCTTCTGCCTGCTTCCCTGCGCACTTACACCAGGGAAGCTTCTTATAATGAGTGCGGCCTGGTGCGCAAGGGCTGCACTGTTGGCAGCTGGGATAAGGCTGTTGGCATCTGGGCTTAATCTTTCCCCTATGAAAAACCACACCACCACCCCCGCAAATCACAGGGCTGCTTATGACAAGCCCCTGTCACCCCAGGATTACAGCCAAGGCATTGATGGCCTGGTGCTTTTCTTCCTCACCATCCTGATCCCCATTGTGCTGGGCATCAGCCTGTGTGCCCTGTTCACATCCAAGCGCAAGTGACCTATGCAGCTTAAGATCTTCAGCCCTATGCTGGCCACCAGCCTGCCCAATCTGGATACCCTGGGTGATCGCTTCTGGGCTATTGAGCCAAAGCTGGATGGCATCAGGGTGATTGCCACAGTGGATGCAGCCCAAGGGTGGGTGACATTCCAGACCAGAAACGGCCACCCCCTTACCACCCTGGGTAGCTGCGCGCCTGATCTGCTCAAGCTGGGTGCTGCCATTGGCAAGCCCTGCAGCTTTGATGGTGAAGCCATTGCTGGTGCTGGCTTCTATGATGGGGCTGGCAAGCTGATGAAGAAGGATGACACAGATGCTGATGGTATCTTTGCCATCTTTGATCTGCCCTGGGTAGAAGGCTGGGTGGCCACTGATGGTGTGCCTTACCTGGACAGAAGGAAGGCCATCACTGATGCCTTTGATAAGGCTGGCCTGCACTCATCTGAAAGGATCAAGCAAGTGCCCATCTTTGATACCATCACCACCAGCTGCATTGATCCTGAAGCCCTGGTGCAGAAGGCTATCAGCCTGGGCTGGGAAGGTGTGGTGCTTAAGGACATAGAAGCCCCCTATTACCAGGGCAAGCGCAGCAAAGCCTGGATCAAGCTGAAGGGATCTGAAACCTATGATTGCCCCATTGTGGGCTTTGTCCCTGGGAAGGGTAGGTTTGATGGTGCAGCTGGCGCGCTGCTGATTAATTACCTGGGCACAGTGGTGGCTGTTGGATCTGGCCTGAGTGATGAGCTGCGCCTGGCTATCAGTGACCAGCCCCACCTTTACATTGGCAAGGTGGCTGAAGTGCAGTGCCAGGAGATCACCCCCAATGGCTCAATGCGCCACCCCACCCTGGTGAAGATCAGGTGGGATAAATAATCTACCCCATAAACCTATGAAGAAACGAAACCCCCAAAGCAAAGTGATAGCACCCAATGGCCAGCTGGTAAGCCCCTGCCTGCATCAAAGGCTGATGGCCTTTAAGCCCATCATTGAGCAGGCCAATGCTGAGCGCATCACCAGATCTGACCTGGCTGGCAGGCTGGTCTGGAAAGGCCACGCACTCACTGAGTGTTCAGCTTATAAATATGTGGAGCTGCTGGCCATTGCCTGGCATCACCAGCAGCCCTATAGAAAAGATGTGTGCAGGGAAAAGTTGATGCAGATCGTGCCACCACTCATTAAGAAGGGCTGGCCTATCTATAAGATAGCACCCCTGGCTGGCTGCTCAAAGGATACAGTGGGTAGGTTTTGCAAGGAAGCACAGCTGGTGGCTGATGGCAAAAGATACACCCCCAAGCTGCGCGCTAAATCCCGTTTGCCAAAGGTCAGCAAATAACAAGCATATGAATTACACCCCCCCACCACTGCAGATGAGCAAAGACCTGGCCACCTTCTGCCTGCACAATCTGCTGCAGGAATTTTATTATCTCAATGATCGCATCCTCTTTGGGGATATGACAGAGAAGGCTGTGCTGAAGAAGGCCAAGGAGATCCTGGCTGATGAGCAGAAGCACTTGGCTACCCTGGCTGGCTGCACTGAAGCCTGGCTGGATGCACACATTGCCTATGGTGGCTTTCTGGCACTGAGCTACAGAGTGACTTGGCAAGATGGTGAAGTGCAGAAGGGGTATGCAATGCCTGTGCGTAAATGACATACAGGATGACATACAGCATCACATACATCCCAGCCCTGCTGCTATCCTGCGCATCATCTATGGCAGCTATTACCCCAGCACAGCTGGATAAAATCATTGCCATTGAAAGCAGCGGAAATCCTGCAGCTGTAGGGGATAGGGGTGCTGGCCTTGGCCTGGCTCAATTCCATTACCCCAGCTGGCAAGACACCACAGCCTGGCGCGCAGCCAATGGCCTTGATGCCTACCCTTACCACAAAGCCCTTGATGCCACCATTGCCAGATCTTATCTGCACAGCTGGCTCACTCTCAATGCTGCCAGGTTTACCAAGGCCACAGGCAGGAAGCCTACCCTGGTGGATCTGTATGCCATCCACAATCTGGGCTTCAATGGATACAGGCAAAGGGGGTTTGACATTGGCAGATGCCCAGGCATCACCAAGCGCAAGGCAGCACTCTTAAGATAATCCTACAGAAAAACCACCTTTGGCAACACTCACCCAAGCTACAGCAGCAGCAATCGATCCAGGTATGTCTGGTGGCATTGCCTTGCTGCTCCCTGATAACAGCATCCTTCTGCATCCTATGCCTGAGGATATGGCTGAGCTGGCCAATCTGATCCCCTTTGGCTGCACCATCTACCTGGAGAAAGTGCCACCCTTTGTTGGCCGCATCATCCCCAGCAGCGCAGCCTTTAAGCTGGGCAAAAGCTGTGGCTGGATTGAAGGCTGGTGCATTGGCCGTCAGCACAGGGTGATCTTGGTATCCCCTCAGACCTGGCAGGCTGGCCTGGGCATCACCAAGGCTGGCAGCTCCAATTGGAAATCAGCTTTGAAGGCAGAAGCTTCCAGGCGTTTCCCCTGGGTGGATGGCCTTACCCTTAAGACAGCAGATGCCCTGCTGATCCTTGATCACTCACTCAATCTATCACCCAGAAAATAATAATCCTATGGCTAAAACACCCACCCCCACCATCACCCCTATTGGCAACACCCCCTATGTCATCCTGCCCTGTGGCACGATCGCGCGCAAGCTGAAGCCTGTGCTGATCAATGGCAAGACAGCCTGGAGCTTGGGGCTTGGAGCTTCTGGCAAATCCAAGCGCATCAGCCTGGATAATCCCACTGCCCTTGAAGATTATCTGCAAGCCTGTGAGAAGGCTGAGCTGAGCAAGCAGGCCAAGGCCACCCAGGGTTAAGCCCTTCTGCTCCTGTAGCACAATGGCTGTGCGTCTCATTTGTAATGAGAAGGCTGTGGGTTCAAATCCCTCCAGGAGCTTCCCCACTTTTCCACCCACCCACCCAATACACCAATGAGTAAACGCAAAGACAGCCAGCCTGCTGCTGATCAGGCCACCACCCCCATCCTCACCCCTGTGCTGCTGTCTGATGAGATCAGGAAGCTTAGCCCAACTGAAGCCCTGGTGCTGGCCATTGCCAGCTGTGAGAATGTGGAAGCCAAGCGCATCAATCCACATTTCAAATCCAGCTATTTTGGGCTAGGTGATTTACTCGCCCAAATCAAGCCAGCCTTTGCTGCCTATGGCCTGGCCTTCATCCAGGTGGCCAACACATCTGATGAGCGTGTAAGCATCCAGACAAAGGTGGTTCACATCAGTGGCCACATCTTTGAATTTGGTGAGCTGGGTATCAAGGGTGGTGGTAAGCTGCAGGATACAGGATCAGCCCTGACCTACCTCCGCAGATATGCCCTGGCTACCATTGCAGGGGTGGCCACTGATATGGATGATGATGGCAATGCAGCCAGCAAGCCCAAGCCCTACAGCCAGCAGCCTATGCCTTACCAGGCCAAGCCTGCTGCAGCTGAAGCTATGCCAGCCACCCATCCCCTGTGGTATTTTGATAGCTTAGGCCACCTTAACCCTGGCCAGCTCAAGGCTGCTGACCAGATCCTGGTGCAGAAGGGCTGGCTGACTGAAGGTGACACCCTGCGAAATCTGCAGACCATTTACCAGGTTGACCTGACCACATCCCCTAAGATGTGCCAGGCTTTCTTGAAGGCCATCAATGAGCGCGCGCAGGCCAATGGATAAGCCTGCCCCTTTCCTTAAGGCTGCAGCTGGCAATAACCAGGCTGGCTACAGATACCCCAAGGCACATCTGCTGACGGCCACCCAGAAGCAGGGCATTGCCCTGGATCTCCTGGCTGAAGGTATCCCTGATAGGCACATCAGGAAGGCCATCAGCATCACAGCCAGGCAGCTGGATAAGGCCAAGGCATCCAAGCCCAAGCCCAAGGCCAATGAGTAACCTTATCCCAATCAAGCTGGCTGAAGCAGCCCTTGAAGCCCAGGCCAAGCAATATGTGAGCAAGGCCACCTTTGATCACACCTGGCTGCTATACCAGCTGGCCTTGGAAGAAGCTCAGCAGCTCAAGGCACAGCTGCAGGCAAAGCCCATAAGCCCTGCCATCACCCTGGCCAAGCAGCTGGCTGACCTGGCAGTGCGCAAGGGCTTCTTTTATTCTAGGGAAAGCCAAGCCCAGGCTGATGAGATCATCAAGCAGATCAAAGCCCTATGAGTTTTTTTGAACCCCCAACAGCCACAAAATATAATGTGCTTAACCTTGGGGCAGGGGTTCAATCATCCTGCTTGGCATTGATGGCAGCTAAAGGTGAGATCACCCCAATGCCTGACTTTGCAATCTTTGCTGATACCCAAGCTGAGCCATCATCTGTTTATCTATGGCTTGAGTGGCTGGAAAAGCAGCTTCCTTTCCCTGTGATCAGGGTAAGTAAGGGAAGCCTAACAGATGATGTGCTAAAAATACGGACAAAAAATAAATCAATTTATTCAGATAAGCCACTGACATATTTAAGATTAAATATCCCTGTCTTTGGATTGACTAAGAGTGGTGAGGTAAGGGCTGCACTAGGTCGCGCCTGCACTGCGGATTTTAAAGTAAAGCCCATTACTCAAGAGGTAAAAAAAAGATGCAATATAAAGTGGGGGCAGAAGCAGCTGACTGTCACAAGCTGGATAGGTATTTCCTATGATGAAATGCAAAGGATGAAGGTAATGCCTTACCCCTGGCAGCAAGCCAGATGGCCTTTGATTGAAAAGAGAATGACCAGGGCACATTGCCTTGAATGGATGGTGAAGAATAATTATCCTGAGCCACCAAGGTCTGCCTGCTATTATTGCCCCTTTCACTCCAATGATGAGTGGCTAAGGCTTAAAACAGATGATCCTGAACATTTCCAAAAGGCTGTGGCCTTTGATATTACATATCGAAAATTGCAAAATGAAAACCCTGGGGGCTTACAGATGGAGGTGTTTCTGCACAGAAGCTGCAAGCCTTTGGGAGAAATTGATTTTACTGACAAAAATAAAAACCAGATCAACTTTGATTTTCAATCAGAGTGTGAAGGTATGTGTGGTGTATAAATAAAATAATATGATTAACGATTTACCACAGCCCCAGGGCATACCACTTGAGCAGCGTTTCAATCAGGTGCTGGATATTGTGGCCAACCTGATCCACCAGCAGAAGGAATTGGCCAGCATCAATAGACAGCTCCAATGGGATCTGCGAGAAGCTGAGCTGCGTCTGCGCTGCATTGAAACCTGGCGCGCTGACTACAGACGCAAGCACCCCAATGAGTAAGCTCAGCCCCCTGCCTAAATACAGCCCACAGGCTGGCCAGGATGCCAATGGCATCACCAGGCAATTCATCCTGGTGGAAGGTGGCAGCTTTAAGCACTCACCTGGCTTCCTCATCTATGGTGGCCAGATCCTGCGCTTTACCACCCAGGCTGATGCAGCCCTATTCTGCAATATGGCCAATGATGGCTTCATTGATTTCCCTTTTCTCATCCCAACAAACCACAAAACGAAACACACCAAAAATGATAACTAAAGAACAGATCCAAGCCCTGGCCACCTTCCCTTGGGATCGTGCTGCCTATGATGCACACCAGGCACTCAATCAATCTGGCAGCAAGGAGATCCTCCGCAGCCCAGGCCACTACAAAGCATACCTGGATGGGGCTAAGAAGGAAACCCCTGCCCTGCGCATTGGAAGCCTGACACACCTTTTCTGCCTGCAGCCTGACCTATTTGCCAGCCAGGTAATCACCCTGCCTGATGATGCCCCTAAGAAGCCCACTGAGAAGCAGCGCACAGCTAAGAAGCCTACCCCTGCCACCCTGGAAGCCATTGCCTGGTGGGATAACTTTGACCAGGTAAGCCAGGGCAAGACAGTGGCCGACAAGGATGAGCTTGAGGAAGCTATGCGCGCTGGCAAGGCACTCAATGATGAGCTGAAGCATTGGGGCATCACTCCCCTGGCCACTGAGCTGTGCCTGGCCACCACCTATGATGGCATCAAGATGAAATCCCAGCTGGATATGATCACCACAGATGGCTGGATCATAGACCTTAAGACCTTTGGTGATTACATTACCCCCCGCAATGTCTTAGCCACCACATATAAAAGGGGCTATCACCTTCAAGCTGCCTTCTATTGCCTGATGTATAAGCAGATTTTTGGTGAACGGCCACAGGGCTTTAAGATGATCTGTGCTGAGAAGGCTGCACCCAATGCCACAGGCTGCTTTGAATTGTCCAGCCAGCTGATTGCTGAAGGTGGTGTGCTGCTTACCCAAGCCATTGAAGCCTATAAAGCCTGCACTGCCTTTGATAGCTATCCTACCTATCCCAAGCAGATCCACACCCTGCAGCCTTACCCCACCAAGGGTGAAGCTGAAGCCATCACCTTTGCCTGATGAGCGCGCGCAAGACCTGGGTGGCTGAAGTGATGCTGCCCAATGACAAAAGCAAAAGCCCCTGCTACTACTTCCACTGTGTCCAGGATAGCCCACCCTGGCCAGCTGGTAAGCCTTACCTATATACAGGCCGTGGCTTTGTCACCACTGACAATCCTGCCACAGCCATCCTTCTACAGCAGCTGCTCAATGATGGCACTCTGACAGTCAAACCCTTTAACCCTGATATCAATGACCTACCAAAACAATAACAGCCCCCGCCCAAAACTCACAGCCATCAGCTCACCAGGTGAATATCTGGTGAAGGTCTGCAAGATCCGTGATGAGGATGTGAGCTTCACCCAGAAGAATGATGCCAAGGTAAAGGTGCTGCTCACCACTAAGGACAGCACTAAGGTCAATGATACCTTCTTTGGTAGCACAGATGGCGCACTGAAGCGCGCTGCAGCCTTTGTGGGCACTGCCACAGGGAAGAAGGTGGGCTTGCCTGGTAAATCCCAGGATGAGCTGCGTGCCTTCCTCAGCCAAGCTGAAGGCTGTATGCTGAAGGTGACAGTGGTGCAGGAAGAAGTGACCTTCAGCAGTGGTGAGCAGAAGCTGATCTGCAAGGTGACGAAATTCCACCCTTTTGTGAACCAGGTAGATCCTACAGCTGAACCAGGCTTCTAACTCCAACAGGTTGACAGGCTGCACCCCCACAGCAGCCTGCCTTCCTCTACATCCCACCTATGACAAACCACAAACCACAGCTTCCCCCTTGTGATCTGGATGCTGAAAGGTGTGTGCTGGCTTCCATCCTAGTGGATGGTGATGCCCTGCGCCCATCCTTCAAAGCCTGCAGTGATGCCAGCCTGGATGCCAAAGCTTTCCTTGAGCCAAAGCATCAGACCATCTACCAGGCTTGCCAGCAGCTCATCACCCAGGGCATCAGCCCAGATGAGCTTACCCTGTCCAATCAGCTGCGCAGCACCCTCACCCTGGATCAAGCTGGTGGCCTGCACTACATCAATGAGCTGACCAGCTCCATCTTTGCCCCATCAGCCAATCTGAGGCAGGCCATCATCATCCTGCAGGAGAAGCACCAGGCGCGCCAGCTCATCAATCTGGCCAGGGATATCAGTGCCAAGGCACAGTCAGGAGCTTTCAAACCAGATGAGCTGATGCAAAGCCTGATGGCTCAGGCCAAGGATATTAGCACCACCAGCAGCCAGGATAGCACCACAGTGCAGATGCCCCTGGCTGATCTGTATAATATCGATAGGCACAATGACCCCAACAATCTCCTGGGCAACAGATGGATCTGCAAAGGTGGCAGCTTACTATTCAGTGCCCAGGCTGGCTGTGGCAAATCCACCCTGGCCACACAGATGATTGTCAGCTGGGCACTTGGCCGTGACCTTTGGCACATCAAGCCTGTGCGCCCACTAAGGATTGTGCTGCTGCAATCAGAAAATG